AATGTTACAGCTTTTGAAACGTAATCTTTGGTTATTCTTCTTGGTATTGATCCTGGATTAGCATCAAAGAACTGAAGTATATAAGCTATCTTTGGAAGAGTTCCCATGTATTTAGCTTGAAACACTTAAAAAGAAGATGCCTCACATACCTATCAGTGATCTAAATTTTGCTTTAAAAATATTAGAAGAAAAGCATCATATAAGATTAGAGTCTCAGGGTACTTCTTACGTTATTAGAATTAATCCAAGATGGGTTGAGTAATGGCAAGATTAAGACCATATCAGCAAACTGGAATTGAAGAAATATTCCATCATTTTCAATCTGGAAATCATAATATTATTTTATACTCTGCGACTGGATCGGGAAAAAGCGAAATGGCGGCTTTTCTTGCTATGGATTGCCTTAAAAACAATTTTCCATGTGTATTTATAGTTAGAGGAAGGGAGCTTGTTAAAAACCTTTCTAATAGGCTATCAAAGTATCAAATTGATCACTCTGTTTATATGGCAGGACATCCCAGACTAGATAAATCAAAGTTAATCCAGGTTTGCTCAATTGATACATTATCATCTAGATCAAATTTCCCATACTCAGATGAAGAGTGTCTTCTGATTTTAGATGAACAACATAGAGACTATACTAAGGTTTTTGAAAACTATAAAAAATCATTTATAGTAGGAATGAGCGGAACCCCATTTAATGATAAAATGAATCAGCATTACCACGCTGTTGTTAATCCAATTGAAGGATATGAGCTTAGAGATGCTGGTGTGTTGGTGCATGATAAGCATTATTGTCCACATATAATGGACACCTCTAACATTAAAATAGTTGCTGGTGATTTTCATAAAAAACAACTTGAAAGCCTTGTAACCGAATCGAGGATTGTCGGTGATATTGTATCTGATTATAAAGAAAGGGCACTTGGAAGGCCTGCTGTGTGCTTTGCCTTTTCAGTTAAGCATTCACAGATACTAACAGAAGCTTTTAATAAAGAAGGAATAAAGGCTATTCATGTTGATGCTAAAAGCTCAGAGCAGTTAAAGGATTATGCTAAAAAAGCCTTAGAAGATGGCTCTATAAATGTTGTGTGTAATGTTGATATATTCAGCATTGGCTGGGATTGTCCAGCTGTTAGTTGTGTAATTCTCGCCAGGCCTACATGGTCTCTTATCTGGTATCTTCAGGCAATAGGCAGAGGACTAAGATCTTTTCCTGGAAAAACTGACTGTATTATTCTAGATAGTGCTGGAAATGTTTTTAGGCACGGTACTGCCTATGAAATAAGATCAGTTTCTCTTGATAAAAAACCAGAGAAAAAATATTATGTCATTAAAGACAATATAAAAAATTGTGAAATGTGTTTTTATATTATTCCATCGACAACTATTGAATGCCCAGCTTGTGGTCATATACATAAGCAAAAAGTTAGAGATGTAAAAAACATCGAGGGTGTTTTAGCAGAATATATGGAAACTTCATCTCAAAAAGAGCAAAGATTAATCAAAGAGTGCTATGCTTATTATTTAAAACTTTATTATGTGAAAAAAAGCAGAGGATTATCTGAAGAGTGGATCTTTGATAATATAGATAAAAAGTTTCCAAGAGATGTTATAGTAAAGGCATTATCTAAGAAGACAACTCTTCCTTCACGATTCGATAAAGCTCTGGGAGTTTAGCTTTTAACACTGTTAAAAATTTATCAGATGGCTTAACGTGCTTTGTATGTGTATTTCCTTTTTTATTCAAAACTCTATAAACATAAGCAACGTCGAAATCTAAAATGTTCGCAATCTTTGCATACGATAATCTTTTTTCTTCCATATATTGTTTAAATTTAGACACTTGAACCACCAAAATCCTATTGACAAATTTATAAGTAGATAATAGCATGACATTGTCAATTATGACAATAGGAGGAAGTAATGAAATTAACAACAACCGATGATATTCGGTATGAAAGGTTTGTTGCCTTGATTGTTGGGGAATCTGGTAATGGTAAAACAACTTTAGCTAGTACACTCCCACATGATAAAACATTAATAATTTCAGCTGAAAATGGTCTTTTATCGCTGAAAAAGCACAAAGTTAAAATAGACGTTGCTGAAATAAATCCAGAAGAAACATATAAATCAATTACTGATGTTTTTGAGTTTTTAGATAGACCCGAAACAAGAAAAAAATATAAATATCTTTTTATTGATTCTCTATCTGAAATTTCAGAGCTTGTTTTAGCTGAACTAAAGAGAGATCCAAAATTAAATGATGCTAAAAATGCTTTTCCATTGTGGAATAAATATTCTGAAAGAATGACAATTATTACAAAATGTTTTAGAGATTACCTGGGTTATTCTGTTATATTTACCTGTCAAAACTGCTATGAAAAAGATGGTGTTGCATTAAAAGAAACATTCAACATTAGCGGTACTGGATTTGTAAATTCATTAAAAGGTATGTTTGATATTATTCTTTCATACAGAATTTATCCAAATGAAGATAAAAATGGCGATCCGATTAGAAAATTAGTAAGCTGCCCAGTGGAAGCACCATTATCAAAAGACAGATCAGGTTTATTAGATAAATACGAGGATGCAAACCTCGATAATATTATTAACAAAGTTCTTGGAGGAACAAATGGCTAAGTTGAATTTGAATTTAGAAAATGTAAGTGAAGAAGGTGGATCAAAGTTCTCAAAGGTACCAGCTGGGATTTATCCGGTTGTTATCGAGTCGGTAGAGGTTAAAGACTCTAAAAAGGGTGGGCATTACCTAGAAATCAGCTTTCAAATTACTGAAGGTGATTTTTCAGGAAAGTGCCTAGTAGATAGAGTAAATATCAATGTCCCAGATTCAGTTAAGGCAACTGAAATTGGCCTTGGAAGATTAAAAAGAATTGCAGTATGCAGTCAGGTAAAAAATCCAAATATGATTGCCGATACTGATGATTTATTAACTGGAAAGGTGTTTAAAGTAGAAACTCATTTAGTAGTTAATAACTATGAAGGTAAGGAAGTTGAGTTATCTGAAATTAAAAAGTTTTTACTTGGCGATGAATCAGCTCAAACAGAAACAAAAACAACTACAAAAACAGAAGCAAAGACATCTAAAAAACCTTGGGAAAAGTAGTGAAAATTCCATACGCACATCCAACAACAGCACAATTAGTAGATAAGGCAATCTACGATAGGGCACAAAAACAGCCACCTAGAAAATATATAGGTGGCTCTTCTCTTGGAAAAGAGTGTGATGCCTTAATTTGGTTTAATTACAGAAATCCAATTAACACTGATGATCCCAGAATTCAGAGAATATTTGATATTGGTCATGCACTAGAGCCAGTTATAGTTGGATGGCTTAAGGAGGCTGGTTTTACTATTTACGATAAAGACGAAAATGGTAAGCAGTTTGAGGTTAAAGATGGTGTAATGCAATTTCACATTGACGGAGTAATAACTGGATTGCCTGAATCAAAAAAACCGCACTTACTTGAGATTAAAACTGCCAAAGATGACAGGTATAAAGAATATAAAAAAAATGGTGTTGAAAAGTGTGATCCAGAATATTACGGCCAGATTCAGGTTTATATGCTCAAGTTTAATCTTGAAAGGTGTTTGTTTGTAATGATGAATAAAGACACTCAGGAGCTTTATTTTGAGCGTTTAAACTTAGAAAAAATGAAAGCTACTTACCTTATAGAAAGAGGAAGAGAAATAGGAGCAATGAATGAGAGACCAGAAAGAAAATATCCATCTAGAGACTTCTACAAATGCAGATGGTGCGGACATAGAGATACCTGCTGGGTCGACTCTGGAGCATCAGAAAACAGTGAAGAATTGTCTTCTATGGATAGCGACATATAGGCCTGAATGGAGAGTTTGGGCAAACAATAGTGGTGCTGTAAAAGTTATGAGTGGAAGATTTATTAGATTTGGACTAAAGGGATCTAGTGATATTGTTGGAATTGATGGCTCTGGAAAGTTTATAGCAATAGAAGTTAAAACAGGAAAAGCAGTTCAATCAATGCAGCAAAAAATGTTTATGAAAATGATACAAGAAAGAGGTGGTAGATTTTACCTTGTTAGAAAGGGTCAGCCATTTGAGGAGGCTTTTAAAGAATGAGTGCAATAATGTTTTATGACGTAGAGACAACAGGTCTTTCTCCAGAAAAAAACGCTTTAATAGAGGTTGCATTTCAACCAGTAATTAACGGAGAAAAGTTTCCAACAAGAGTATTTAAGATTAGGCCACATAAAGGTGCTGTTATTGATGAAGGCGCATTAAAAGTTAATGGTTATACAGCTGAAGAAATTATGACTTGGGATGATGGAAAAAAAGTAATAATAGAAATGATTGAGTATTTGGATTCATTTGAAAAAAAGTTTAAATCTGGCGGACATAATGTAAAATTTGACCGTAGTTTTTTATCATCGTTTTTCTCTAGAAATATGGAATATGGAACATTTTTTTCTTTATTTAGAAGCAATCATAAATGTACTTATGAGATGTCTAAAGAGCTTAAAATACCATCAAAATCAAATAAGCTTAAAGATCTATGTGATTACTTTGAAATCCCTTTAATTGGCGCACATAAAGCTGAAAATGATATTATAGCAACAGTTCTTTTGTATGAAAAATTAGAGGCAATGAAGATGAAAATTGAGCCTTCTATTTCAGATAAAAATTATCAACAGAAAAGAAGAGAGTTTTTAGATTCAAAATACATTATGTTCAATCCAGATGGAGATGTTTTTTTAAATAGATCTGCATTTAAAAATAAAGAAGCTATGAGATTTATTGTCGGTGAACTTTGGGATTTATACTGCGAAGAAGATTAATTCTTCCATTTGTATTGAGCAATCTCAGATTGCATTTTAGCCAGCTGATCAATTAACTTGTTATATTGGTCAGCTTCTTGGCATATCATATTTGGCTTATATGGTTTAGAAAATCCTTCTCTTTGAGATGGAACTTTTTGATTTGCACACCAAAAACCAGGAGATTCTAATGAAACACATATTTCTCCAACATCAATCTTATTGCGACAACTTACGAGAAAGCTCAACAATAAGACGCTTGCGATCATTATCATTTTGTGCAACTTGAATTTTTTGTAACTCTTCACGTGTTTCTTCCTTAAATTTAGCTATTTGTTTTTCTTCAATCGTCAAACTTAATTTTTCTACTGCTCCAATTAATTTTTCTAAGAGCTGAACTGATGATTGGATCGCTTTTATCGCCATCATTATTTCTGCCAACATCCCTAAACCTCCAGGCCATCCAACATCTAAAAATTATGGGCAGAATCCAAGCAATAAAATTAAATACTGCTAAGACATCTGCCCAATGCATATTAAGCTAACTCTGCTTTAACTGATTTTCCGATTGCATAAAGCTTGCTGATAATAGCAATTACTTCTGCTTCATCTAGATCTTTTAATTCTGCTGGAACTTCTCCTAATCCAGAGAAGGCAGCAACTAATTTTTCAAAATCTGTTGCCAGGCTGATTAATACTGGTAAATCTTCAGCATTAATTTTTTTGTCTTTTGCGATTTTAGCAATTGCCTTAGCAGCGATTTCTAAACCATCCAATAGCTCTTTTGTTTCTTTAATTTCCATGAATATCTCCTATTATTTCTTATCTTTCTCGATAAGGTACTTATAAATATAATCTACTTTTTCTTCTATTGGAACAACACGATCAGCCTTTGCATTTATTGAAAATATACTAACTGTTGCCCAGACCACCCAAGGAGCTATCATTGTACCAAGAATAAGCTCAGCACCAATTTTTTTCATTTTTAATCCTCAAGTATATTGTCGTTGATCAGTTTTTCTGCCTTATTTGCTCTCTCTAGAGCAGATCCAGATTTACTTTTTACAATGTCTTCTATCGCCTTTCCTTTAAGCATTGGATCAACTTGACCATTTATTCTATTATACTTATCTGGCGCAAAAATGTTAGGATATTTAGTTAATAAAATTGGCATTAAACTAGATAATTGATCTGGTTTATTTTCAATTGTATTTAAAACCTCATCAAACAATATCTTATCGTCTGGTGTCTTTATATTTTGTAGAAGTTTCGCAATAAATTTATCTGATTCTGCAATTATTCTATCGGTGTTTCTTGGTACTTGATATGCGGCTAAAGCTGCACCAATTGCCATTGGATTTGCATTAGAAATTGCACCGACTGCAGGTTCAACTATTCCAGTTCGAATTTTTAGACTACGTGCAGGAAAATCTAAAGCAGAGCTAGACACAGCACTTCTTGCCATTGGATAACCACCTGCTGCGATTGCTCCCATATAAGGACTTCCAGTTGCAGCTGTTGTTCCTAATCCAATAGCCGCCATTGGCACTAGATCTTCTAATAGCCTTGGGACATATTTTTGAGCAACGTCTTTATTCGCATAAAGCTCTCTAATTTTTTGATAATCAGAAAATTCATTATTCATTTTAATTACATCATAATCTTGAAAAGAATCTGCAATTTTATTAATCTCATCATCTGCTTTTACCCATACTTTTCTAGCAACCTGTTCAGCAAACGTAGGATTATCAACATCTGCCAATCCAACTTGTTTCATTTTAAATATTCTATCGGCTGCACCTCTTTTAAGTTCAACAAGGTCAGCAAATGATCTTCTATTAAGATCCATATTTTCTAAGCTTTTATCTAGTGCTTTTGTATATTTTTCAACTTCTAATTTTATTTTTTCTGGATTAAATGATTGGCCTGATCCTATTTTTTCAGAATCAACCATTATTTCAGATACAATATCATCAGTAAAATTTCTAACGTCTAACCTTTGTCCACGTTCAGATAGCTTTTTATCAAATTTTTTAATTGAAGATGAAAGTCTTTCTCCAACTTCGTTTAATTTTCCTTTTTTAATTGGAACCTGCTTTCTTTGTCCTGTTATTGGATCTGTTATTTCTCTATTTACACCTTGAAGATATTCAACCATCTTATTTGGATTTGAAATATTCTTAATTAATGCTTTGTCGCTTAAAACCTTATTTGCAAGTGTATCTAGTTTTCCAGATGACTGAAGTTCTCCAACAAACTTAACATCTCTTTGAGATCCTCTAATTAGAGCATTTTTAGCAAACTCCGAATCAGCAGCTTCCATACCTAATTTTTTTGCTCCTGCCATTCCTGGAACTTCTAATCCAAGCTTAGCTGATGCTGCCATATCAACAACATCAATTGGTGCAACATTTTCTACAAAAGCCGAAGCTTTTGGAAATTGTGCCTTTACCTCTTCTGGTAATGTGTCTTTTAAAAACCCCTCAGACCCTATTCCAGCCTCTCTAAAGTCAGCTGTAAGTGATCCAGCAGGTGTTGGAAATGGAGAACTTAATTCTTCTTTTAATGGTGCCATTGGATTTTCTTGGCCACTTATTCCCTTTCCAATAGATCTACCAGCAGCCATAGATACTGATAGTGGTTTTTCAAGCAACGAAGCAGCCTTTAAAGCTGGATCAAGAACATCGTAAACAGGCTGAAGATATTTACCCTCAGTTGTTTCTGGGTATACTGCTTGAGCAACAACAGGTGCTTTTTGATTTCGCCTTTGTTGCTTAAACTGCTCTATTTCATCCAAAATAGTATTATTTTGTGATAACCCTCTTTGTTTTTTAAAGTCTTCAATTTCTTTTAATAGTTTTTCTTGATCCATTATCTTAACCCCAACTCTAATGATTTTTTATCTATAAAACTATTATAACCGTCTATATCATTTCCAAAAGCTTTTTTAGCCGCCTGCTTGATTTTTTCCATTTCAGCAGTTGATTTTTTAAGCTTTTTAGATAATGCTGGGTTCTTTTTTTCTAAATATTGTTTTCCGCCAGGAACGGTTTCAGATTCTCCAATCATCTTTTCATATGACCTTTGAACTCCTTGATCCATTTTTGCTATAAGAGTTTTGGCCGATTTTATGAACTCTGCCCTTTGCTCAGGATTCATCTCCCCCAAACCTCTATTTTTAACAGCATTTTTAAACTGAGAGTATAAACTTCTAAAGTCATTACCCATTGCTCTTGCAACGTCTTCGTCTGTTAATCTAGGCTCTGTTGAAATTGATCTAATTAAAGATTCTCTGGCGGCAGTTAGTTCTGTTGGTGTTGCATCTTTATTTTCTAAAATTGCAATAGATGATTTTAAATCACTTGCCTTTAATTCTAAATCCCCAACTCTCTTATTGTGTTCATCTAATGATTTTTCTGTTTGCTTAATACCTTCAGTTGGAACTCCAACCATTGATCCATAGCCCTTAGCACCGCCAACTGTAACTTTTTGAGATGGATTTGTTCTTTGCATTTGAGTTACTGTCTTATCTCCAAAAGCATTCTCAATATTAGCTGTTGCGAATCCTTTAAATGGAACATATTCGCTTGCCAAAACATCAGCTGGTATTGGTTTACCAGTAGCCTCATTATCGCCAACTCTATATATTAATCCATTTCTAGAAAGATAAACATCAACAATTTCACCAGTTCTTTTATTAGAATAACTTCTAGCAGATTGAACATTTCCACCAGTTCCACTAGTTGCTCCTGTAATTGTTTTTCCAGGTATAAATGGTTTTTTTCCAACTGCATCTCTAGCTAATATGTTTTGTGGTTCTCCATTAACATCAATTTGCATTATTTTGTCTTTGGTTATTTCTTCCTGAGCACCTCTTCCTTGTGCGTATCTGTTGCCTTTGTCAAATTGCTCAGAAACAATTTTAGGTGACGCCCCACCAAGTAATGCCAACAATCCTGGACCTGCCGATGCTGCTAAATCAGGTAAAAAAGACAAATCCATAGATTGACTTTTTTCTGGCTGAATAATTGGAGCTGGTTCTGGGTTGTATGGTTGAATTGGAGCTGATGCCTCTACATCAATAGGCTGCATATTTAAATCTGGATTTACATATTCTACTATTTTTTTAGTAGCAGCTCTTTTTTTAATTTCATCATATCTATCTGGCATCATTATCTACCTCTTCTTAGTTCTTTTAAAATATCTAAAAATTCATCTTCAGATGCTTTTTGCTCTTCTAGATTATCAAAAAACGGCTGAATTGTCTCAGGATCCATATACATTGAATTTGGATCAGTAATATCTCTTTCAACATAAAACTCTTCTCCTTCTGGAGAAACGGCAACTCTCATTCTTCCTTCAAGCCTATCTAATTCGCCCTGCTCAAAATGATTAAGCTGACTGTAATCATCTTCCTCATTATAACTTTGTTTTGATCCAGAATTAAATAAATCTGGCTTCATTTGATCTTGATTTTCTATAAAATTATCTTGACTTTTTTGTGATTCTTGATTTTTTCCAGGTGGGGTAACCACGACGTTTCCTGCAACTACTGATCTTCCCCATCCACTTGGGAGGGGTTTTTTCAGGTCTTCCAATAACAGTTTTTTTAGTGCCATGTTTTCTTTCATTATACGAATCCACCAAAAATTTGTCCTATTAGTCCAGGGTTATTTTGCATTTGAGGCTGCTTCATTTGAGCTATAGCTAATTGCATCTCTGTTGCATCAATAGCATTTGCACCTTCCATTCTGTTAGAAATAGATGTTCCATATAGATCTAATGCATTTCTCTTGGCTGCTTCATTTATAGAGGCTGCACCAAAGGCTGCATTTCTTCTTGATTGTTCATTCAAAGCAGTTGTATCAACACCAGATAAACCAGCCTTAGTGTTTTGTAACCCTCTTTGAGTTGCTTGTTGCTGATTAAATAAATCTGCCTCTGCAACATTCTTATCTAGTCCTGATTTTAACTTTGAAACATAACTCTCAGTTTCACCACCTAAAGAATCAAGAGTGTTTCCATAAAATTGCTTTTTCTTTGCATCTGCTGAATCTCTTGCTCCTGTTGCAAGAGATTCATTGTATAAATCTAATGACTGATTATTTCTTGCTTCTTTTCTTTTATCACTAGCACTCTTCAAAGAAGAAGCAGCACCTATTACAGGGCCTAAAGCATATGACGCTGGATTAGAAAATACATCATTAAAAAATCCCATAATTCACCTCAAAACTAAAATTTTTATTTCGCCACTAGTAGGGGCAAGACTTCCAATATCTATATACATACTAAGTATTATATTTTGATCTGTCCATGAAGCTCTCCATAAAGCAAAAGATCCACCTGCCGCTATTGGCGTATGTTCATTGTCAAGCAATATCCATCCCGATGGTCTTTTTCCAAAGTTATGATTAAAGACAAACTGAGGGGTGTAAATTCCTCCACCATCAGACCAAGATCTTTCAAATATAACTCCATCTAATATAATCGGACTTGTATAGTCCTTTAAAGCATCTTCCTGAAAAGTGCTATTTAGAGTTTTTGCCAAATAATTATAAGCTTCCTCTGGAGAGGAAAATTGGTCAAAAAAAGGTACTTTTTTAGGTAAAATATTTTTATTTAACATTTTTATCCTTTCTTTGGACAACCTCAATTCCTATTTCATATCCAGTAATATCCATATCCTCATTTATTATATTATTTTCTATAACAAAAGAAATAGATTGCGCCTGTTGAATTGATATTTTTTTAAGAATTGTTCTAGTATCGGCTGATGACATATCAACTGTATCAACCTGGCTTAAATTAGATTCAGTCCAATCATGGCAATGTGATAAACTGAGAGTTTGTCCAGCATTATTAAGTGAAAATATTCTTATTTCTACTGTTTTCTTTAAAAGCGAGGGTTCACCAAGATCAAAATAAGTTGTTTTTATATAAGAACCTATTGGTAAATATTCATCCAACAATGGATTCGATAGAAATGCAGGGTTAAAATCTTTTTTATCGGAAATAAAATCTAAGGCATAATTAGAATTAAATAGCTTAATATTTCTATTGTTATCTACAGTTAATCCACAATTAGCTGTTATGCCATCCCAGATAAACCATTCTTTGTACTCATAATCAAATACAACTACACCCATATCTGTAAAAAATATATACTTATCTTTTAAGTTGTACATTACTGATCTTGTGAAGCTCGGATCTACTGCTATAAAGAATGGATCAAGTGGAGTGGAAACTTTTTTACAGGTATAACCGTTTATGGCATAAATTCCATCTTGGCCCTGAAACATTACAAGCCCATCAACTGATAAAATAGATTTATGCGATAGACATCCTATTTCGTTTGTTTCAATTTTTCTTAATCCATATTGACCTGGAATTAATATTCCATCTAAAGCATAAACAGAAGTATTTTTAAATACAATCATGGAATCTTTTGATCTAGTTAATCCAGATATTTGTCCATCATATGTATCACCAATCAACTGCCTATTTATTTCAGAGAAGTTAAAACCAATATCACCAGTTGATAAATCAGAATACATAATTAAATCATTATTAGTGTATTTAATCTCTTTATTTGTAAAATCATAAAAACTAGATACATTCCCACATACTAACTGCTCGCCAAATACTTTTACAAATGAGCAATTTGGTGGCCTAAGTTTAGACGTGGTAATGTCATAAAAATCAGATAATAAAATTGGTCTGACGTTTGTATCTAAAGATATTGTAACTGTCTGTTGAGCAGCCGAATTATCTACTAAAAATCCATTTAAATAAGATTGCTCTGTTGTATATTCTGTTACTTCATTTGGTGAAAAAAGAACTCTTAATACACATCCACCATGAACATTTGCTATTACTGGTAATCCAGATGTTAATGCTATTGATATTTGTTTTGTACCAAAAGATGCAGCTGTAAATGTGATTGTTTTTCCAATTGTATCAACTGATTCGACTTCTAATATAATAAAATCATCAGTGACTTCTCTAGTTGGAAGTGCCAAGTCGCTTATAACAATTGTCGCCCCTCTGTCTCTAAAAACAACTTTTCCACCTACAACAATATCAGCTGATTTTGTGTCATATGATATAGTTCTAGATGTGCTATTTAAAACAATTGGGGTTGTGCTTACTGTTGTTCTCAAGTAAGATGCACAAAATCCACCATTTAATAAAGTATCAAAAGTTGTGCTAAATGATCCACTTGAAACATCTTTATTTATTGTTGCTGGACCGTAAATAGTATTTCCTTTGGCATCTATAAACTCAAAAAAACTTAACATGAAATAAGTTGATCCAGATCCAGTTGGCTGAGTGTTGGGTGTTGGAAGCCCTGCCCTATAGATAGATGAACTATCATAAACAGCAGTTGCAACTTGATCTGTAATGTGAGTAAAAATAAATGTATTCAAATACTCATCTGACGATATTAATGTATCACCATCTGTTGTTGGATCTATAAACTTAGGAATAGTTCTTTTTACTCCATTAGAATAAATAGAATAATCACTTCCATCTCTAAAAAAATACTGATTCATTGATTTAATAAAGATTACATCAGTATAACTATTCACAAAAACAGAGTCATGGTCTGTTCCAGATCTTTTTTCATATTCTTTAGCCGATGAATATTGAATATTCCTAGCATCTCTTAAATTTCTTGGGTCTCTTAGCAGTGAATTTGATTTTTGATCAATTCCACCTGGACCAAATAATTTTAAGCCCATTCTGTATACTCCACAATTGGAGGCATAAAGCTGTCTCCAGAATTATCTGCAAACATTTCAGCTATATCTGATAATTGCTCTTCTGTTAATGCTGAAGAAACGCTTAAATCGCTACTTGATAACCTTGCATTTATAAGTCTTTCTAGCATAAAAATTAATGATGACTCTAACTCATCTGGAAGCTGACAATGTGTTGTTGATCTATATCCAGGAACAACAATCATTCCTGCTGATACTCCAACTGATGTTGGCACTGTTAGAGTGGCACCTGATTGATTAATAGGAAGACCGTTAACAATTATTTCTCCATTAGAATTAACGACTGAAAAATAGTCAGCAATTCCTGTCATATCTTGATAACCTGTATCTAGAACTATTGTTGTTGGAGTTGTTGAAAGAACTGTTCCGTAACTTATTCCAAGCTCAGCAAGCTTTCTAGTGTAGGCAACCAAAAGATTAAAGCTAGAGTATGGAATTGGAGATAAAACAATTTTATTTCTAGTTACAAAGTAACCAGATTTAACCCCTCTATCTTTTTCTGAAATTTGTCTAACTGGTTCGTATGAAGTAGTTGTTCCAGATCCATTTACTTTTTGAATGTTAACAATAGCGTTTACCGCATATATATCTGATGGAAGGTTATATGAGTCTTGTGAAGAAGAAACTGTTATTGATTCTTCACTTCTGAATATTTTTGTTTTTATGTTTTTATTTATCAAAAAGGAGTAAATAAAGCTTTGGCATCTATTTAGCAATCTAACACAAAGTTCGTCTGATATTGCTAAAGCATCAGTAGTATTTGTATTTTCTTTTGCTTCTTTTATAAGATATTTATTTTGTCTCATTTAAACTCCAAATCTCATGCTTCCCATTCTTTGATAAACATTATCGAGTTTTGCTTGTCTATTTTTTTCGTTAGCAATTCTTTCTTGCTCTTGTTCTAGTTTTGCTTTTTGGGCTGCTTCTATTTGAGATAGAATTAAACCACCTGCAACAGCATACGGTCCTGCGCCTGCTAATCCACCAGGGGCAAGAGATGAAGTTAAACCACCAGCAATTAATCCACCAGAAATACCACCGCTTTGAGCCCCATAGGCAGTTGCTCTAGCTACTTCAGGAGATATTAAGCTTTCTTCTGGTTTTTTCTGTTCAGGCTGAACTGAATTGCTGTATGCAGTTTTAAACTCTGGTATGTCTATTAGAGAATAACCATTTGGATTATAATAATTTGCCATTTTTTATCTCCTATTAAAATTATAGTTTAAGAAAAATATAAATCAAGCTCTGCTTTTCTTCTTCTTGTTAAACCAGGAAGCTCAACTTTTCTTGATATTCCAAAAATCTTTTTTGTTCCTTTATTATAAAGCATCCAAGCCTTTTTAATATTATCTGGTCTTCCATTTAAAATAGCTTGATGTAGTGATCTTCCTGGGTCTGTAATAATTCCAGTACCACAATTATATGCTATTGATACCAATGCAGAAAATTGGTTATCATTCAATATTAGTTTTCTTTTATTTATAAAAAGTTCAATTATTGCTTCTTTTTGATTAAGTTCAAAATCTAAAAGCTCTAATGCTCTTTCTTCTGTGATTGGTGGATCTTGCATTGTAACTTTTTTACCATTTTCATAGGCTATAGTTCCGATTCCAATTGTAGGAATTCCAACTGGGTCTATGTATGGCCTAAGAAAGCATCCTTCAAAATGCTTAATTAAATCAAGTCCTTTTTTATTTGTATTTCTCATAGATTAATCCTTTTTAATACAGGCAAAATGACCAATTTTAGAATCAGCTTTAGCAGCCTCTCTACACTCTTCAATTGTATTATATAATACAGGTGGTTCAATTGGACATCTTATTCTCATGCCACTCACTGAATTAATACATATAATTGCCATTAATAAATACATAATACCTCCTATTTGAATTTTCTAGATAGCATCAGAATCGGATGATCTTCCGTTTCCGACCAAAAATAAATATCGAAAAGCTCTTTTACCCATGCTTTTCCATAAGTTTTTTCCATTTTCCAAGTAAAATATTTCCACAATAAATTTGAATACCAAGACATATCCTTCATCAGATAAAGTTCGACCATGTTGTTAAGCTTACTATCCACATCTTGTTTTTTAATATTTGTAGAGATTAAAAGATTAACTGTGTAATTGAATGCAAATAGAAATGCAAATGGCTTTTTAGTTAATGTAAACCAAGCATAATAGTCTGCTGGATTATATATCTTTAACTCTCCGGTCGCAGGATAGTTTCCAAATCCTGAAATAATTCTATCTGCAATTTCTTCTGCGTGCTTTGTTTTAAGTATTTTTGAAGTAACGATCATTCCGGTTAATTCATCATGAGAAACTGTTCTTTCTTTATGGTGTGATGACCTTAAGTAAAGCCCCTTCGATATATAGGCATTTTGCATTTTTTGGATGTATAAATCTATGTCTTGCTGGGTGATTGGCTCTCCAAGCATTAGCTTTAATACAAGGTAATATCCAAAAAAAGACCCTCCATTTTCTGAGGTTGGGTCGTATTTTGTTACCAGTCCAAAAATATTGCTAAAGTAGTTCATTATTGTTTCTCTATGTTGACATCAAGATACACCTCTGTACCAGCACTAACAGCCGTAGAATCTCGCACACCAAATCCATTTGAGGCCACTGCGTTTGCAACAACGTGCTGAATTTCATATTCATCGGTGCCGTTTGTGGTAAAGTAGCAAGTTAATAACGCCCTTGTCTGAACCTCGTTTGCACTATCCGCATAGTTAGATGTTCCATAGCACCCAGATGGAACCGTTGATGCAGTTGCGTTTCTTAGTCGAATACTGTGCCAGTTGGCGTTGTATGCAGGAGCAGATGCAGTTATTTTATAAGTACCAGTTAGCAAGGTAAATTTATTACTAGAAAGAGTAGCAAGGTTGCAGTTATCGTAAACCTCAGTATTCAAAACTCTTTGTGTTGGTGTTGTTGATGAACTTCCACCGTTGGTGCCAAGTGTTTTCTGATCTTGAAGCTGAATTCCGCATCTTGTAGCTGGAGCACTTGATGTCCAGGTTGTACCATTTGAAGTTAAAACATTCCCAGATGTTCCCGGGGCAACAAACTGAACAGCACTTGTTCCATTTCCAAGAATAACATTATTTGCAGTCAGAGTCGATGCTCCAGTTCCTCCATTTGACACCGGAAGAGTTCCTGTAACCTTTGTTGTTAAATCTATTGTTGAGTTAGCTATTTTTGAATTTGTTACTGATAAGTTTGCAATGGTCGCTGCAAATGAACCTGTGCCAGATCCAGTTACATCACCAGTTAGCGTGATTGTCTGATCGCCAGTATTTGTTCCAGAAAGATTTGTTGCTGTTATATTTCCAGAATCATCAACAGATGCACCAGAGTTTTGAATAATTTTTCCTGTAGTTCCATCAAATCTGGCAATTGCATTATCTGTAGATGACCCTGGACCTGTAACATCTCCACTTGCTGGAATTGTTTGCCAACTAAGAACACCCGATCCATTTGTTTGCAAATATTGCCCAGAAGATCCATCGTCAACTGGCAATGTATAAAAAACATCTTGTGTCTGTGAAGCCGACTGATTAAATTGAACCTGGAATCCTGTTCCCAGTGGATCATAAAGTCTAAATCCAGCGTAGAAATTTGGGGTTTGCTGTGTAAACTCAACAATCCCCTGAAAATCTATCTGGCCAGTAAATATATCATTCCCATTGTGATTGTCATTTCCATTAAACGTATTCGAATTTGATGTTGTTATAGAGTCTGCGTTGATGTCTCCATCCACATCTAACTCAAAACCAGCAGTTGGCACATCCGTACCACCAATTTTTAAAGCACCTTCTAAGTAGTTTTTTTCTGGCCCATTTGAATAAATACCCCAGTTGTCTGTAGCAACCACTCCAAATGGAAGATCAAATTGACCACCATAATACCTATCAACTGTTGTGATTCCATTTGGTATAGCTAGAAATCTACCACCAGTTAATTGTCCAACGTGACCGCCAGTAGATGCACCACTCATGCTTATGGCAAAAATTGCACCACCAACATTGTCTGTGTCTGATCCTGTTTTAGTTTCAAGAACTGCTGGAAGCCCAAGGGCTGTAAAGCCAATTCCCAATGGACCAGACTGAGATATAGAGTTGGTATCTGCCGTAATAAGCATTGCCGTGTTTAATCCAAAAGTATCAGAGTTTGCAACTGTAGCGTTAGGGGTTGTCTGTAGCCCAGAAATAGTCGCATGAACAGAGCTTGGATTTCCCCCACCATCAATAGCAGTAAATGAAGTAAACGCATTTAACTGACCATTAACATCTGTTCTACCATTAATGCTGACATCACCATTCGTCTGAATTGCTTTTTTATCAGTAATCGCAGTGACATTTGACATATCAACATTTAAACCAGTTGCCGAGTTTACTGATGTGATATTTGGATTGATATAGACACCTTGAAAACCACCAGTATCAAATGTTCCGTATGATCCTGCAACTGCAATTGCCGTAGATCCTGCATTCCCATCAAATGTAGTTATGTTTGGATTTACGTTTAAGGCAGTGTACCCGCTATTGTTGTTAACTTGAGTGATTACTGGGTTTGAAGAATATGAAGTATGACCATTAACAGAAGTTAAAATTTGTGAATTGTCATAAAACGCATTCACTCCACCCGTTAAAGTTACACCAGAATCTATTAGTGGCTGAAATCCATATCCATTAAATTGACCTGTTAAGGTTACACCAGAATATAAATGCCCAAACACGTTAAAGTAGTTTAAACCACCAACTGTAATTGGATCAGTGCCGTTACCAACGTCTGCGCCAAGATTGAAAAAGGTAAATCTTCCGATATCACTTAATCCCTGATGTCTAAAGTAATAGTTATTTAAAGTGGCAAAGTCTCCACTTGTTCCCATATCAAAACCAGTTAACTCTGGATCGACATCAACTGTTTTTGTAGTTAAATTCCACTGCTCATTTGGAGAGTTTTGATTTTGTCTAAATTGGTATAATTCAGAAATGCTGTTCTGACCACCGCCTCCGTTATCTTCAAGTATGCTTTGAGTGTATATTTTATCAAGCTTTAAAGCCAAATCCCCAGAGTCAGCAATCTCTACCCAATCTGTAATTAATGGGCCTATTTTTTTAAATAGTCCGCTAGTGGTAGACATGAAAAGGGAGCCTTGATTTGACTGAACTGCTCCGGTTGGATCTCCTGAGCCAGATTGAACCTTTACGACACCAAATAAATCTAAATTTTGCTTTAATGCCTTTACGTCATTTCCACTGAAAATAACTGCATCTGCAAATAATAGGCATGGTACAATTAAAAATAATAATAAAAATCTTTTCATAAAACCCCTAGTTTAAAAAGTTAGCTATAATTAATCCTGTATTTACTGTTTGTACTTCTAAACATCTAATAGAAACTCTAGCGTTTGCTGGTATTGGAATAGGTATTTCACCATTAAATCCACCAGGAGGAACAACAAATAATCTTGTTTCTGAAGATGCAGCTCCAATTCCTATTTCCATTGCGTAACCACAAGAATCAAACCATGTAAAATATTTTGACCCGTTTCCAGAGTTTGCTATTAACTCAACCCAAGCAGTGTTATCTACTGGATCTGAAGAATAATCAAAAACAAATGTGTCTTCAATATATTTTATAGTTTTAACTGGTAGTGCATTATTTAATGCTGGATCTGTTGTGTCTTCATAAACTTCAGCATCAGCTCCATCTTTATCAAAAATAATAGGCCCTTGAACTGCCACTACATTTAATTCTCCATCTAGTGTATATTTTGGAGTAATTAATTTACATAATTCAAAAGTATCTCCAATTGCTAAATCTGCCTCATGAGAAATTGCAAAAGTGTTTGCATCTATAATTTTAATAATAGATATTTCTTCTCCAATTGAGTTTCCGTTTAAAGGTCTCATGATCCACCCACGCTTAGCACCGTGAGCGGCTGAAACTATTTTTTTCTTTACTGATCCAACGTCAACTGTATGTCCTGTGGAAACTACTGCTGAGCCATGAATTACAACATCAGCAGAGCCTCGTTTTCCGACTGCCTCCTGTATTGACAGGTGTTGAAAATTATCACCTGTTTCTGGAATTCCTGGTATATCCTCTTTAGAAAAAATAATTGACTTAGATCCATTGATTGACTCTGACATCCCTCTGCTCCTTGCTGGCGTTTTAGTGGACTATTTGCTCATGAAGCCCTAGCACATACTATGCTAAGGCCCAGGAGTTTTTATGAAACCATTCTCAACCCAAGAACAATCCATATTAAAATATTAAAGCTGTTTTAGATAAAAGACAAGAAGGCTGATGATACTAATGATCCATTGCCACTTGCTGTGGTTACATTATATCTAACATAGTCATAAGTAGATATATCAGACACAACACCTGTGCTAGGCCCTGTAATTGTTGTGATAGTTGTCCAGTCTTCAGATCCTTCAATTGCACCTTGAATTAGCACAACATTTCCAACTCCAACATCTTTAACTATTGTTCTAAGTTTTGTTTCTATGTGAACAGGAAATTTATCTTGACCTTTTACACCTGTTGAGGCGTTAGTCAAAGTTAGCAAGCAATTATGCTTTGCTTTTGATCCAGCATTATTGAGCATTTTTCCTCCAAAAAAAAAGGGGGGCTTTCGCCCCCACTTATTACACTGATAAATTCTTTAGATGACCTTGGAAAGTCGGACTAATAAAAGTCTCTCCGTAACAGCAATATCTTGCTTCATACTGATCTTGATCAGTTACACGAAGGAAAGTTGTTCCATCTTCAGTTGCCCATTGAGCACCACCTGGACGAAGTCTGTATTCGATATACTTTTTGTTTAAGAACCAAATTTCATCTGGTCTTGCAAAACGATCTGGAATAACAGGGATTGGACCAGTAGTTGTTAGGTACTCAACTGCTTCAAATCCGTAAATAGCTTTTTGGAAGCCTTTAGCAGATGGCATAACAGTTGTATATCGTTTGAAATCTTCTGAAAGATCTAGCATTTTTTGGAATTGTTCATATGAGGGAACAATCATTGATACTGTCTTTCCAGAGCGTTTTTCAACTTGAATAGCAACTTTGTTGATAAGGTCTTTAGTTAATGCACCACCTGAGTTATCAAGAACGTACATTCTCCAACGTCTTTGCATTGGAATTCCATAAAGACTTAATCCGGTTGTACCAGCATCAAAAGCTACTGATAATTTAGATACAAGTCTTAGACCAGTCATATCTCCCATGTATGATCTTTGCATGCATATAGCAGCAGCGGCTCCTAATGGATTTGTGCCTGCAACTAAAGCCGCAAGAACAGCAGATGTACCAACAAGTGATACGTTTCTACCAACAGGGTCAACTGAAACAACTTCTAGTAAGTTAGTTTCAGTGTCTCCACCTTCAGCTGTACCACCAGATCCATCAATTAAAGATGTGATACCAGTTACAACTTGAACATAATCTTTTTCTTCCCAATTAGCTTCTGTCCAGTTAGCAGCTGTAAAGTTTACTACGTATGGTGAACCAGTTGTACCAGCACCAGTTACATCTGCCGCAGATGCAGATCCATACCCTAAGATACCAGATCCATCTGAGTAAAACATACGAGAACGGTTTCTATCAAAAGAATCCATTGCATCTTGAACTGGTTTATCCATAAATTTAAAGAAAGCACCTTCGTTTGTTGAAGAAGCTTTCATTGACTCTCTATCCACAAGAACTGTTGCGTACAGTTTTTTAGAGTAAAGAGTTGAGTTTGCATAGTTACCAATGTTTGATTTTGGTAATACACGAGAACCAACCGATCCAGAAAATCCAAGTGGATTGTCTTCTACTAATGACTTACCAACAAAATCTTGTTTTGTTGTAATTTGCATAGTAACAGGGTTACCTGCGTTGTATACTTTATCGGCAAGTTTTCCGTACTTGATTTTAAAGCTTTCGTTCATACTTGAAATCGACCAAGCTGTACCTGACATAATTATCTCCTTCTAAAATTTAAAAACATTTCTTCTGTATCATCATCGTCACTTGACTTTGATGAAATTTTTGGAGGAAGTTTATCTTTTAACTTCTCTTCCACTTGTTTTTGTTTCACATCTTTATAGCCTAACTGTTCAAGCATCCATTCATCGGTTGTTTCAGGAAATTCTAATAGAATTCTTGCAACCTTGTTTACGTCTGTACCTGGAACTAGCTTAGCTATATTTTCAGCTCTTCCAAAAAAAGGTTTAACTTTGTGCCATTCTAAAACTTGTTCGGTTTTTAAATCCTTCAAGTTAAATTTTGACTCAAGTTCTTCTCTTAGCTCGCTAAATTGCTCTTCTGAAACACCAGCTTGACGCTTCAAAGAGTTTTCTTGTTTGAGTTTTTCCTGATACTTCAGGGTCTCTTCTTCTCTTTGTTTTGCTGCGTTCTGGTTTTTCTTGAGCCATTTATTTTCACGCTCTAAAAGCCACGCATTTCTTCCTGTGTCATCCATATCTAAGTAGCTTCCTGCTTCTGGTAGCATATGAAAAAACACTGCTTTTTCAAATTCTGAAATGTCAATTCCCATCTTGTCAAGTAAATTATACACTGGTTCAATAGGATTTCCCTTTACAATTCCATTTTTTCTAAATTCATCAACGACTGTATTAAATCCATCTTTGATTTGCTTGAATTCACTTTTAACATATTCAATGTCTTTGTTGAATGATTCCAGGTCTTTAGCGTGTTGTTTTTTCTGCTGATCAAGCTCTGTGAACCTCTTTTGGATAGCCCTTGAACCAGAAAGTCGGGAATTAACCTCTTCATCAGAAAGCTCTTCTTCAACATCTTCTCCATCTGCTTTATACTTATATTTCTTTTTTTCAGCTTCCTTTTTTTCCTCCTTCTTCTCTTCTTTCTTTTCTTTTTGCTCTTCCTTTTTATCCTCTTTTTTGTCTTCATCATCTTCTGATTCTTCTGATGATTTTGGATTTAAAGAATGTTCTGTTTTTTTCTCAGGAGTTTTATCTTCTGGTGTTTCATCTTCTTCTTCATAATCCATTTCCATTATTGAACCAATTCTATTTCTTCCATTGGTATTTTTTAATCCAGATTCTTCTTGGGCTTCTGATTCTTCTGAGTTCATTACATTTTGTAAATGTGCTGTCATTGGTTTACTCCTTGGTTATTAGCTGGTTGTGTTGGTTTTGTTTCTTCCATTGGAACTGGTGGTGGTTGTACAGGTGATTGCATAGGCACCATATAGAAAACAGGATATTCAGGAAAAAGCATTACCTTTTGTTTAAACATAGGATTCATCTGTGCCTTATTCCACATTAAATATTCCATCCCCTTTATATAATCCGCAAGTGCTTGCATTACATCTGCATCTTCGCCCTTAAATTCTCTTTGTCTTAATGCCTGAATAAACATTGGATATTCGACCAAGAAATCATCCCACTCTCTAGCTTCAACTGTTGGTTCTTTGTTCAATATCTTTTGAAGTTTATATTGAGCTGCTTTTATAGCTGAAGTGTTTTCTGATTTAAATCTTCTATCATTACCTAAATCAAGGAGCTGGGCTATTTGTTGTTTATTAAACATTGGATCAGCTTGGGTAGCTGTGTTTAAGTCTAATATCTGTGCAATTCTTCCTGTCTTTGAATCAGATAAAGAAGAAGAGTTTTCAAATCTAATGTCAACTTCTCCATTAATGTCCATTGTTTTAAAATCAAAAACTAGATAAGAGTTATCTTCACCTAGGTATTTAAAAATCCTTCCGTCATCAACAGTATAAAATTGTTGAAACCTAGAAAGCATTTTTTTATAGATACCAAGAGTTCTTCTTTGGCGTTTTGCCATTCCTCTAGACTCTCTTTGTGATTCTTGCTCATCTAGAAACTGAAGTGCTATAGCGGCTTTAATTCCCTTTGGTGGCTCCCCTCTAGATGTCCCATAAACAGTAGATTGTTTTTCAATGCCCTTTTCTGCCCATGTAAGCATATCTAAACTGATTGCAGGTACACCATTAAATGTAACCAGCTCTGGTTTCATAGGCCCTTTGAACTCTAGGGTAGAGTATTGATTATTTAACTTATTTGCATCAATAGATCCCTTTGCATAAACCCACTTAGGAGAGTTTGCAATAGCGTATCCTCTTGCCATAGATGCTGAAACCATATCATGCAATCTTTGTAGTTTTTCAATGTTTGCAGTAAATGGTCTTCCTGTGATTTCATCTTGAACATCAATATCAGTATCAAATTCAACTGGTAGTTCACCGTCTTTATAGGGGTAATCTCTCATTTCTAAGATACAACCAGGAATAAATTTTACATAAGCACCCTTTGGTAAAAACCTAGTTGGCTTATGGAAATATTCAACAACCATACACGAATATTCATATTCACTTCTGTCTGAAATATTAAAAAAGTTATAATAGTTTGTATCTGTTGGGTGAATATCACCTGCCTTATCTGGGTATTCTGCTTTTAATTCATCTTGGTGAATCCATTCTAAAATATTACAGTCATCAACATCTTGCCATCGTTTCTTTCCAAGCTGATGGTAACATCTGTCAGGCCCTAGAACCACTAGATCAACATCCCCCCTATAAGCAACAGCAATAGGTGTTCCATCCTCATATTTTGGCTGAATACCCTCGTCTAATGCTTCTTTTAAAACAGGACTAATCCCACCTTTATTCTCATTCCATTTAACATAGGTATAAGATTCACCAGATAAAAAGTTAAATTTATCTCCCATTGATAATATTGTATCAAGATCCAACTCCTGAGCCTTAGCCGTCAATAAAAGCTTTGTTGCCTCTGCTCTATTTTCATCATCAATGTTAATATTATTTGGAATAATAGTAATAGCTGGTTTATATCTAGATCTTTGTGAGATTTTCGCTTCAACCATCTCATTTATAAAGTTATAAATTGATTTTGGTCTTCTTAATCCTAACTCTTCATCAGTATCTCTAAGTGTAGATCTATCTGAGGCTGTATAGGGAAGTCCCTTGAACATAGCATCTAATCTTCTAATAGCTTCCATTCTTGTTTGTCTAGATCTAAATTTAGAATCAATATCTTTATTACACCAATCAAGAACTTCACCTTCATTTTCTCTGTCTATAAAAGGAAATAAATTTTGATTCATATTCCCTGTAAAATTATCTTCAAACGCATCTAAAATAACCTGTCTCATCATGATCTCCTATTAAATATCATACTCTTTTAAGTCTTCATCCCTGTAAACTGGTTTTTGTTGTTCTGGGCTATCTGATAATGGAATATATTGAACTTGGTGAGTAGATTTCATAAATGATCTAAGCTCAACCCATGCAAAAACTCCAATAACTCCTACAACAATGTTTAATAAAACACTAGTCATCAAATAAATCGCTATCCACATCTGCATAATAATTCTCCTGTATGCGTTCTCGCAGTAAATCCTGCTCTATTGTTCCAACTTTAAATAATTCAGAAATTCTAAGCGGCACAGCATCTTCAATTGTATAATATTGCGCCAAATTAAGAATATATCTAAAACAATCTATTAAGTGATCATTCTCTTTTTTTAGTTTACCTTTGTCATCTAATTTATATTGCTCACATTCAGTGTAAAAATTTGTACATCTATCACTGATTAATATTAAACCCTTCAGCATAATATCTTTTATTAAATTTAATTTATTTTCTTTATCTTTTAAATCTTTTTCACATGGAAAAAGCGCATATGGATAATCTGGAAACTCAAACATAATATCACTCTTAAACCAGGCTGCGGCGTAGTCATATCCATGCGACCAATCATCAACATTTTTATTTATTTCGTCACACTTATCAAGTGCTATCGGAACAATCTGATTGGTTGTGTTTTTTCCAAGGGTTTTCTCGTATATCTCATCTAAAACTATAATATTTTTATTAAATCTATGAATTGCCACAAATAAAGCACCAAAGCATTTTGCTGAACCTGGGTCATACATCAAGTAAAAATCATAATCCTTTCTATTTATTGTAACGTGCTGTAAAAGTGAATCATAGTCTTTAACCATATTTTTACTTAACATTGGAAATAGATATTTTGTTCCAATTTTTACACGTTTTGCCTCGTATTCAATTTGATAAATTTCATATTCTCCACGGGCAATATATTCTTGCTTTTTCTTTTCTAAAAATTCTTTACTTATGTGGGGATTAACTGATGAGGGGAAATTAAATGTAGCACCGTATTCTTTTAACTTAGCAGAGTCGAATAAAATAGTTAATAGGGCCTTTTCATCGCCAGGGGTTCCCATGGCCAGCAGTGGGGCATCATTAATAGCTCTATTGGGATCAAATGAATCATGAAAAGACGGATGAAAATCCTTTGTTTCGTCATAAACATTCAGTCCATTAGCTGTATAACCTCTAGCTTTTTGATGATTATCACTTCCGTCACATCTAATAAAAGATCCATTTTTAAAATAAATCCTAAATTCAGATTTACTTGGATCTCCATCTAGATATTTTCTTTTTAAATGAATTGGTAAAAAATCTGGCAATCTTCCGTTTGCCCATATAATATCATTAATCTGATCTTTTAATGGAACAAAGTAATAATTATATGAGTTTGCATTTAAAATCGCCCACCTATGCTGGCAATAGGGACCGAGTTCGGATTTTCCGTATTTCCGACCACACTCCACTATTATATCTTTTTTTTGATCAACAAAAATAGCCCTACCAATGGGAATTTGCCCTATATGTGGAGTCCAAAAACTTAAATCCTGAATAACCTGAGATGTAAATCTCAGCTTTCTTTCCATTATTTCTTTATCAGAATAAGCTGAATTTGGTGACGTATACACATCTTTTCCAGTCAGCTTCTCACTCATGAATCTTTTACTCATCAGTGCTCCAAGGAGACTTTATCTGAACATCTCCATCTAGCTCTTCTTCTTTTGACTCAGAAAGAACTGTATATTCTGCTTGAAAAAATGGATCATTCGCTAAAACTTGTTTTGCTTCATGAACTGATAAACTGACAAAATCATGAACCTCAGTAGGTTTTCCAGTTTCTAGTCTAACTATTTTATCCATGCTAGATATAATAGTTGCCAAATCCTTCATATCTACAATTGAAAGTGATTTATTTCCATCTTCTACGTCTTTTTTTAAACTTAATAAACTTTTTGCCAATATTTCATGAGCGATACCTGCAGTTTTTTCAAGTGACTTAACCTTATCTTTGATATAAATGGCAACCGATGTTGGTGCCAAATCTTTCTTGATATTATACCAACATTTTGGATTTCTTCCTGTTCCATCTTCTCCAAAAACATAAAAAGTCAGTGTATCTAAATCGACACCAAGTATTTCTGCTATATCTATTAATTGATAATCACCAAAATACATTAATCTGGCCTTATCTTTTGTAGCAGTATCAATTTTTTGGATTTCTATTTCTTTACTAATACGACTCCATCCTTGGTTTATCGTCTAAATTAAGTGGTAGGGTCGGCAACTCTCCGAATAATCTGTAAAGGGGTCAAAACAGATTGTTTTGCGAAACTTAAACTATCCCTACCAAATAAATATTAACCTTTTTTCTTTTTAGATGCAACTGATGCTATAGGAACAATCTTTTCATCTGTGGATTTTGTTTCAATATCAGCTGATGCTGTTGTTATAGTGGCACCATCCTCAGTTTGAATCGTTTCTTCTTTTAACTCTTCTGCGTTTAATTCTTCATCAAGTTTACCTGTTAGCTTATTTAAATCAGCTTCAACATTCTTTAAATTATGTTCATGTTGTTTCTTTCTATCTGTTAACATAAACAATTCTAGCTCATGTCTCATGCCCATTAAATGTTCAATTGATTTACCTTTAATTTCTCGTTTAACAATTTCATTAAACTGATCTAATACTTCAGATTCAATATGCTGAAGAGTTAGATTAGGATCAAAACCAATACTTCTAGACTCACAAATATCTAGGATTAATTGAGTAATATTGTTTTTAAAATCCTTAGACCTAAGTGGATTAGACACAGAAAAACTGAATGGTTTGGCATATTCTTCGGATGATAAAGCAGCGTTTAACATCTCCAACTGTTCTTCTAGTCTACGTTTAGTGTCCTTTAGTTCCATTAGATTCATCATTGTTTAACTCCTTTAGTTTGTTTTTTGTTAATATAGTTTTTTGCAGATTATCTGCAATTAAGCTGAATGCTTGTCTCATTGTAGTGGCTGGACAGTTTTTATCTTCTATTAGGTCTTTTGCTAGGTCTAAAACTTCTGGATGGATATAAATGTTTTTCCATTTATTATTTGTTGGCATTCCACTGATTAGACATTGGTTCATAGTTAGACTCCTTTTATTTGAGATTTTAGGATTGAGAGGTGGGGGATGTCAATGGTTTTAGGAAAAATAAAAAATATATTTTGAGTATATAAGATTACACCCCCACCCCTAACTACTCCTTTCATACCCCCCTATCAACATTTATAAACAACATTTAACAGTGGCTTTATGATTAACAATTAATCTGCTATATAATGAACGAACGATGCACAATGATTTTTATTAATTAATTACTTGACAAACTATCATCTAATATATCCTTGTTTGGCAGAATATAGTTTATATCCTTTTTCTCTATTTCAGCTCTAATCTCTCTAAACTCTTCTAAGGTTATATTTCCCTTTAGCATTAATTTATTTACTATCATTGCATTTCTAGTTTCTGTTTCAACTTTTTTATTTTCTAGTTTTTTAAAGTCAAGTAAAAGCTCATTATAATCTCTGATTAATTCTCTAATTTCTTTATTTAATGATCTTCTTTCATCTTCAGTTACTAATCCTAGAACCTCTGATATACACCTAGCTATTCTAATATTTTCTAGTTTATAGAGTTCAGTTGCAACTAAGTGTAAATCTTTTCCCTTTATTGTTCTAAAATCTACTGATTCTGGTAGCTCTTGAATTAGACCAAAAGGATAAATTGACTCATATCTTTTTCTTGCTCTTTTGGCATTTTCAAATTTTATTTTATATCCTTCAGAAAAACACGATGGTCTGATGAACTGTAATTCGTAATCTAAGAACCTACAGACCTCAAATTTTTCTCTTGCATTTAGCTGATTGTAATGCAATGATGATTCAATGATGCTTAAGTCTAAATTCATGTCAAAAACCCCTTTTTTTTGTTTTGTTGATAAATCAAGTTATAACATCAACTTAAATGATATGTCAAATGTAAATGTTTTGTCGCCGATCAAGAAAAAAAATTATAGACATATGTTTTATAAATTCTTATATATTTTTTTTTAGTATGTGCTTAAGTATTTTTCTTTGATTTTTAGCATCCCATTGCCTTAACACTAATAGACTATCTACTTAAATCTACTAACTTCTTAACATAAACGAGCATTTTTTGACCACTTAACCACTTGATTTCACATCCAAATTTCTTATGACCTATCACACAATCAGCTCAATACCAAAAATTAAATTATTTTTAACTATTTTATTGACAAGTCAAAACTCTTAATCTAAAATCCATCTATCAGTTATTTTTTATTTACATTTTAAAAGGGGTTTCAAAATGTATCAATTAATCGGGGCTATCTCATTTTTTATTTTTGCCACATTAACAGGCTGTTCCCACATTCAGCCGAAATCTAAACATTATGTATTTTTAACAAAAAAATACTGTCCACATGGCTTAACCCTATACACTGATAACACTTGTCGAGATTACCAAGAGCTAAATAGACTAGGGGCGTTTTATCCGCCTATTAAGCACTTTTCAGTTCCAACTGATAAACCAATAAGCCCTAAACCTAAAAAGCCCTTAAAGAGGCTTAAATCAGCTAAAAAACTAAACTGTAAACAAGTTTTCCATGATATCAATCAGTGCATGAAATAAGGCTTTATTTAACATTTAACCATAAGTACGTAGGGTAAGACATATTTTTAATTTAAAACGATAAAATAGGCTATTAGAGCCTTTAAACTGGAGTTTATATGACTGATAAGAATAAAATATTGATTGATACTATTAACAAAAGGCTATTTGACCATGATGTATTAGAATTAAACGAATTTGGTTTAATTAAACCTAGGGCTGAGTTCTTTGATGAGGGTTTAATTAAAAAGCTATATTTCGATGATTTATTTTCAATGGGTGAAAATAATTTATTTTTTAGTGTTAGAGCTAAGAAGCTTATTACTGAGATCGCAAATGAACTAAACATTAGAATTATTTTTGTTGCTAGCGTTGGCATCAAGGTGTGTGAATTATGAGACAGACATTAAAGTACAAAGGGCATTACATTCATCTATCAGTTGATAATGGAATTCAAAGTGCAGTTGTTCAGATTTTTAACGGTCATGATTTTTGGACTAAAAACTGTAAATCATTTAGATCAGCGCAGTTGTTTATTACTAAATGGATTAAGGGGTCGAGATTATGATCTACGAAAATTTATACATGAAAAGCTTTTCACTTGATAACTGTAAAAATTATGGAGAGGGTAAGATTGAATATGTAGCATCTAGACGTAAATACACCGAGTCGATTGATATATCTATTTTAAAAGATGGGAAAGAGATTACATCGGCTAGCATTGGCAATCTAAAGATATTAATCAGCTTTACTAAACAAGCTAAAAGGGCATTTAACCTAAAAACAGTGGGAGTGTAGAAAATGAGTAATAGGGTAACGATTAAAGATTTAGAGGCAATTGTAAAAAGAATATTAAGTTGGATAGATGTTCAATTGAGAGCTATGGAGGATTTTTAAAAATGATTAAACATATTTTTAATAATTATTACGTAGGAATTGACGGTCAAGTTTACTATCTAGATAGACCATTAAAACCTAGTTGGAGAAAGTCTAGAAGTGGTAAAAAATATATAACCTTTAGGATGTATAAAGATGGAAAGGTTATTACTGAATATGCACATAGAATAGTGGCAAGAGCATTTCATGGAAACATCGAGGGTTTAACGGTCGATCATTTAGATGGAAATCCAGAAAATAACCACGCAGAAAATTTAGAGATAGTAACGATGAAAGAAAATTGTCATAGAAAAATTAGAGTTTATATAAGAAAAAACTGTAAAATTGTGAGGTTTGCATGAGCGATAAAAGCTATAAAGAGTATTTACAAATTAGAGGCGTATTGAGAGGGAAAAGAAAAGAGTCAATGCTAGAAGTTGACCTCACTGGAATAGATTATAATAATCCAAAATGTCCAGTATTAGAGCATATTAAAGACACTAAGAGAAATTTTAGAACTATAAGTAAGCAAACAGTAAGAAAATATGGCTATAGAGAATCAGGTGAATTTATCTTTAGAGATTTATTTCCGGTTTTTAGTTATGAATTTAATATGAATTTTTAGGAGTGTAAAAAAATGAGAATAAATAAAAAACAGGCTATAGAAGAATGTTGTGATTATATACTATCGCAAGACCATGAGCGTGAGCATTTAATAGAAAATATTAAAGAGTCTTTTCCACATAAAAGAAAAACCCACAGAAGGCGCATGCGCATGATGATACAAGACAGTATATGGTATAAAGCGATGTTGTTATCTTATGGTAGAGATGAAGCTAGAAAAGAAGTTACGCAACTGATGAATGAATTATAGGGGGTTAAATGAACTGGAATGACTTATTAAAAAAGTATTTTGTAGAAACATTGGAATATATAAAATCATCAGCTCCAAATGTAAAAAACGAGGCAGCACTTTACATTCAAGAGCTGATCAAGTGGGAAATTTTTGGCAATTTACTTTTTTCTATGCTGTACTTGTTTTTACTTGTTCCTTGTTTTTTTGTTTTTGTAAAGTGTATAAAAAAAGAAAATATAGATGATTCGGAAATCTGTATCTTGTTTATTTCTGGTGTACTAATACTTCTCTTGGGTGGGTTTTTTATTGAATCTTCTTCGAAGTCCATCAAGGCATATGTCGCACCTAGAGTGTTTATAATTGAAAAACTAACAAAGGAATTAAAATGAACAACTTCGATGAAATGGAAAAAAAGCGTGATCTAGAGCGAGAAACTAACTATTATCCAGATGATAAATTATGTTTAAGATGTGAAGAGGAAGAAGCTGAACAGGATAATGACTATTGTGAGTATTGCCTAGATACAATTAAAGAGCAAAATAAAGATAAATTTCAATCAGAAGAAACATACTAGGGGTTGTTAAAATGGATGATAAAGTCATAGAGAGAATAGAAAAAAACACTAAATCAATTACGCTCATAAGTAACACTAGGGGCATTTATTCAGTTACATTTAAAAACGGAACTACATTTAAAACGCAAGAATTTGGAACTCTATTAGAGGCATTAAAATACTTTAATGACTTATCTGAAATGTTTGGGGGAGAAAATGGATAATCTAGAAAAGGGTCAATTAAGAGAATGGGATATAAAGGGAAACAAAGAAGAAAAGATTTTTGAGATTACGGCTATAGGTGAATCCATGGTGCTTTACAAATACAGCCATGCCCCCGCCAAAAGCGATGGAACCATTGCCGAGCTTTCAGGTGATAAAAAAATGATATTGGATAAATCTAAGCCGTACACACCAACAAAAAAATATTATCTATGGGATGTAAAGGATTCCGAAGGAGCTATTTTTAAATCTAGTTACTATATGAATGAGGATGGATGTCTTATTGGCGGAAGGGTTAATATTTCAAAAGACAAATTAATCAAAAAACACGAAAACGAATTTATAGAGGTGTGAGATGGAATTAAACGAATTAGAACTTAAACAAATGTGAAAATGGACAGAAGAACAATTTCAAATATTAGTAGAAGCTTTTAACAAGGGGGCGATGTAGTGATTAAAAAGGGTGATTGTGTAATTAATTTCAGCGAAATGGAAAACTTAACTGGCGATATTTTCACATCTTATGTTTGTTTTTCCACCAAGGAAGATTTGGTTGAGCATTATAAAAGATCAGGGACAACGATAACCCACGCAGAACCAATGCAATTTACAGAGCAGGAGTTTGAGGAATAATTAAAGCGCAATTAAGCGCAGGAGGATAAATTTATGAAAAAATTAATACAGGTTACAGAAGTTGAAAGCGAGGGCTTGATTAAATTAATGGGTAAAAGAGTTACATTTTTTTGCTTGAACTATATCTATTCAGGTGATTTGGTGGGTGTAAATGATAGTTGTGTTCTACTTGAAAATGCTTCGATTGTTTATGAGACTGGTGCGTTCACAGATGCAAAATTCAAAGATGAACAAAAATTAAATATAAAAGAATTTTACCTAATGAAATCAACAATTGAATCGTTTGGAGTTTTTCATGAGAAGTAAAAAACAAAAATGGCCTGTGTCTAGGTCTGGGTCTTGGTCTGGGTCTAGGTCTGGGTCTTGGTCTGGGTCTTGGTCTGGGTCTAGGTCTGGGT